CTGATGTACTGGCCAACTTGTCCGTCTAACGGAGAGTATCTGTTTGATAAAATCGATGGACCATGCCTTGATCCGGATGAGGTGCTTGCGAAGCATCCGGAATGGAAAGATTTATCCCTGCTTCCAACAACTCCAAAGGAAAGCAAGGTGCATGAGAATACAAAGCACCAGAAAGATCCTTATGAGAAAAATGGTATTGTAGGTGTTTTTTGCAGAGCTTTCTCTATTCAGGAAGTAATGGATACCTTCCTCTCAGATGTATATGCTCCTACTGCAAATGTAAGCAATCGCTATGATTATATTCCCGGAGAGGGTTCTGCAGGTGTAGTTGTATACGAGGATAAATTTGCATACAGCCATCATGCGACAGACCCGGCAGGAGGAAAACTTTGTAATGCTTTTGACCTGGTGCGTCTGCATAAATTTGGAGATGAAGGTGACAGCTTTCAGCAGATGAGCGATTTTGCGATTTCATTGGATAAAGTCAAAGCGCTCTCTGTGCAGGAGCGCGTGGCATCTGCAAACAAGGATTTTTCAGATGATGACGATTGGATGAAAGGTTTGGAAATCAGCAGGAAGGGTGTCATTGCAGACAGTCTTGATAATCTGGTTTTGATTTTGAGGCATGATCCGGAACTGTCGTCCATTGCATTCAACTGCCATCGTGACGGAATTGATGCAAAGGGCGAACTTCCCTGGGAGCAGATTAAGAACGGATGGAATGATTCTGACTATGCCAGCATGAAAGTGTATCTTTCCAATAAATATGGCATTTATGCTCCAACTAAGACAAAGGATGCTGTGCTTGCGGTTGCAGCCGAAAGAGCCTATCACCCAATCAAAGAATATCTGGAGAATCTGCCGGAATGGGATAAAGTACCGAGAGTGGATACATTGTTTGTTGATTATTTTGGTGCAGAAGACACCTCATACACCCGAGCGGTCAGCAGAAAATCAATGGCAGCAGCGGTTGCTCGTATTTATGCACCGGGAGTGAAGTTTGATTCAGTTCCGATTCTTTATGGTCCGCAGGGAATTGGAAAGTCCACATTCTATGCAAAATTGGCAGGAGATTGGTTTTCCGACAGTCTGACCCTTACGGATATGAAGGATAAGTCAGGACCGGAGAAACTGCAGGGATACTGGATTTTGGAACTGGGAGAGCTTGCAGGTATGCGAAAGACCGATGTGGAGACAGTGAAATCTTTTATCTCTAGAACAGATGACAAGTATCGTGCTTCTTATGGCGTCAATGTAGAGAGCCATCCAAGGCAGTGTATTATTGTTGGTTCTACCAATGCGGAGAATGGATTCCTTCGTGATATCACGGGCAACAGACGATTTTGGCCGGTGCGTGTGTATGGTCACGCAAGAAAGCATGCGTGGGATATGAATCCGGAAGAGGTAAAGCAGATTTGGGCAGAAACTCTGGAAATCTATAGAAGCGGAGAAAAGCTGTTCCTTGAAGGCGAAGATTCCAAGAAGGCAGCAAACGAACAGGATGCGGCAATGGAGACGGACGAGCGTGAAGGCTTGGTACGTGCATATCTTGATGCACTGCTTCCGGACAATTGGGGCAGTCTTGGCATTTTTGAAAGAAGAAATTATCTGAACGGCGGCGATTTTGGTGCCAAGCCAAATGGCACGGTAGTGCGTGAGTATGTCTGCAATTTGGAAATTTGGACGGAATGTTTCGGCAAAGATCCTGCAGCTATTAAACCTGCAGACTCGTATGCCATTGCTGCCATTATGAAGAAGATTGATTCATGGGAAAAGGCAGAAAGAAGAACATATAAAAATTATGGTCTTCAGCGTGGATATAAAAGAAAGAGTGACAAGTCCTGATATCTGCCATTGACGAGTCAAGTTGTCAATGATGGTCTTTGTGACAAGCTGATTTTGTCATAAAGGCTGTCATAGGCAGTGTCAATCAAAAAACATTGATATATCGGTGTTTACTGTGCCTGTTGACAACTATGACAACTTTTTACCTATAAGAAAAAAAATAAAGAAAATAACATATAGGCTGTCTAATATGCAGGCATACACGCGTATAGAGATTTTTGGACACTTGTCAGTCAGCCTGTCAAGGAAAGGGATAATAAATGAATTTTTATAACTTTATGATTCGCAGTTACAGATATGAAGAAAGCACAAGAGGAATTTTGGCACGAGCCATGATCTTTAACAGACCGATTCTTCCACATGTCGACAGAGGGGAATTTGGAGACAGAGGCTATATGGCTTGGAAAAGCACTTCGAACAATATGGTGCAGATGATGAGATGCTTGCGGCATTTGATGAGTGTTGGGCGGATTATGTGATGTACAAAGCAAACTGCTGGAAGGAGTATGTGACATGCGGGAAAAAGAAATCGAACAAAAATTAGTGAAGGCAGTAAAGAATGGCGGCGGCATCTGTCCTAAGTTTGTATCGCCTGGTTTTGATGGTATGCCAGACCGCATTATCTTACTGCCGGATGGTAAGTTTGCCTTTGTAGAATTAAAGGCACCGGGCGAAAAGCCAAGACCACTGCAATTGGCAAGGCACCGACTGCTTAGAAAATTAGGATTTAAAGTGTATGTCATTGATGGCACAGAGCAGATTGGAGGTGTGATCAATGAAATACGAACCACATGATTATCAGCGATATGCCACGAAGTATATCGAGTCACATCCAGTGGCGGCAGTATTCCTTGATATGGGTTTAGGAAAAACAAGCATCACGCTGACAGCATTAAATGATCTGCTGTTTGATTACTTTGATGCACACCGCATTCTGGTAGTAGCACCACTTCGTGTAGCAAGAAATACCTGGTCAGATGAGATTGAAAAGTGGGATCACTTAAAAGACCTTCAGTTTTCCATCGCAGTTGGAACAGAAGCTGAAAGGCTGTCGGCTCTTAAAAGACAAGCAGATATTTATATCATCAACCGAGAGAACCTTCAGTGGCTGATTGAAAAAAGCAGTGTCCCATTTGATTTCGATATGGTGGTTATTGATGAGCTTTCGTCATTCAAGAATCATCAGGCAAAACGATTTAAGTCGCTGATGAAGGTAAGACCAAAAGTAAAAAGAATGGTAGGACTTACAGGAACACCAAGCAGTAATGGTCTTATGGATCTGTTTGCGGAATTTAAGATTCTGGATATGGGAGTCAGACTTGGAAGATTTATCGGACAGTATCGCAGCAGTTACTTTAAGCCGGATAAAATGAATGGTCCTATCGTGTACAGCTACAAACCACTGCCGGGAGCAGAGCAGGCGATATATGAAAAGATATCCGACATTACCACTTCCATGAGGGCAGCAGACCATTTGAAAATGCCGGAACTTGTCAGCACAAAGTATATGGTGCATCTGTCTGAAAAGGAAAAGAAGAAGTACGAGGATATGAAAGCAGAACTTGTCCTGGCACTTCCGGAGGGGGAAATCACGGCGGCAAATGCAGCATCTCTTTCAGGAAAGTTATCACAGATGGCTAATGGTGCTGTGTATGCAGATGATGAGAACATTCTTTCCATTCATGACAGAAAGCTGGAAGCATTGGAAGATATCATCGAAGCTGCCAACGGCAAAACCGTCCTTGTGGCATACTGGTTCAAGCATGACCTTATGAGAATTGAACAGCGTCTTGCAGAGAAGAAGATACCATTTCAGAAGTTGGACAGTGATGCAAGTATCAGGAAATGGAATAAGGGAGAACTTCCTGTGGCACTGATTCATCCGGCATCAGCAGGTCACGGACTCAATCTTCAGAGTGGTGGTTCCACTCTTGTGTGGTTTGGCATTACCTGGAGCCTTGAACTGTATCAGCAGACCGTAGCCAGACTTTACCGCCAAGGTCAGAGTGAAGGAACGGTTGCCAACATTCATATCATTGCAAAGGATACTGTGGATGAGAGAATCATGAAGGCACTGCAGGAAAAGGACAGCACACAGTCAGCACTGATTGATGCGGTGAAGGCAGAATTGTAAATCAGAGACAATCAGAGTCAATCCGAGGGAAATTTATATTTTCGGAGGTTAGGCTTATGACAGCAAAAGAATTTTTGAATCAGCCGTTTGACTTGCAAAGGCAGATTCGTATAAAGGAGAAAAGAATCCAATGTTATCGTGAACTGGCATGCAGTGTTTCTTCTCCGGGATTCGAAGAACATTATTCCAGCAGTCGTAATACAAGAGCACCATTTGAAAGGTATCTTGATAAAATAAATGTTCTGGAAGAAGAACTGATAAGAGATTATTCCGAATTGGAAAAGCTGAAGCACACGGTTGATGTAGCAATTGATGGAATGGAAGATCCAATAGAAGAATTGGTTCTTCGCTACAGGTATTCCAAGCTTATGAAGATTGATGATATTGCATCGGAAATGCAGTATTCGGTCAGATGGATTAAGCGAGTACATGCCAGAGCATTAGAGCACTTTGAAAGAAGCCACCCTAGTTCACCCTAAAGCCACTGTTAGTTCCAGTGCAAATGCAGTAAAATGGTATTGTAGAAAAATATATAAAAACGACAGAGCCTTTGTTGGAGAAATCCTGCAGAGGCTTTTGTTATGTCAGAAGGAGGTGCAGATGTGCCAAGAAGACCGAAGTGTCCTTGTAGTTTCCCCGGCTGTCCAAACCTAACGGACGGAAGGTACTGTGAGAAACATGAAAAGGAAGCCAACCGTTCCTACGAGAAGTATGGCAGAGGCAAAGCTGTACGCCGTAGGTACGGAAGAGCATGGAAACGAATCCGTGACAGCTATGTTAAGGAACATCCTTTCTGCGAGATCTGTTTTGAAAAAGGAATCATTGTTCCGGTGGATGAGGTTCATCACAAGCTGCCGCTGTCAGAAGGTGGCAATCATAACAAAGACAATCTGATTTCTCTTTGTAAATCATGTCATGCAAAGATTCATGCCGAACGTGGTGATTATCATGGAAGCAAAAAACATCGTGTTTACGGATATGATGACTGACCCTAGGGGCGGTCAAAATCTCTAACACTGTGACCACCGTGGAACGGCGTGGGGTCTTGCGTGTGAAAAAGGCGAAATCAAAAGGGTAATAAAGGAGGAACATGAGACGTGCCTACGAAATCGAATAACATAGGCGGCCGTGGTGGTGCCAGACCTGGTGCCGGACGTAAGAAATCGGCTGTCAAAGAAAAAGCAAATAACGGAAATCCCGGCGGACGAAGATTAGAGGTTCTGGATATTCCGGATGTGGAAGGTGTGGAGATGCCAAAGCCACACGACTTTTTGTCAGCAGAACAGAGAGATGGTTCAGAACTGCAGGCATCCGAGATTTATGAGGAGACTTGGCAGTGGCTGAAGAAAATCGGGTGTGCATCGAAGGTGTCCCCACAGCTACTTGAGAGATATGCGATGTGTTCTGCTCGTTGGATTCAGTGTGAGGAGATGACCAATAAGCTCGGTTTCCTTTCCAAGCATCCAACGACACAGAAACCTATCCCATCTCCGTTTATCAATATTGGCATTAACTATATGAATCAAGCCGTAAGGCTGTGGAATGAAATATTTCAGATTGTGAAGGAGAACTGCAGTACCGATTATGACGATGCTGCTCCACAGAATGATTTGATGGAGAGACTCCTAAGAGCAAGGGAAGGAAGATAAGTGGAAATTTGGAAAGATATTGATGGATACGAGGGCCACTACCAGGTATCCAATTATGGAAATGTCCGAAGTATAAAAACTATACCAACCTTGCTTAAGGGCGATTATCAAAAGAATGGTTATAAAAGAGTTTACCTTTGGAAGAACGGCAAAAAACAGAATTTGCTCGTTCACCGATTGGTAGCTCTTTCTTTTTTGGATAATCCTCACGGTCATACAGATGTGAATCATCTTGATGAGAATAAGTCAAATAATCATGTAAGTAATCTTCAGTGGTGTTCACATCTTTTCAATATGAATTATGGATGTGTTAAAGATAAAATCAGCACATCGAAATGTGGAACGGCACCTTGGAATAAAGGGAAAAGATGTCCGCAACTGAGTAAAGCCATGTATCGAAGATGGCAGGAAAGAAGAAATGAGGTAATACAGAATGATTGAAAAAGTGAATCCAATGCACCCAGATAAAATCTGTGACAGAATTGCAGGTGCGATTGTCGACCTTGCATATAAGAAACAGGAAAATCCAAAGATTGCTGTGGAGGTGCTCATCGGTCATGGATATGGCCATGTGGTGATTGAAACCTCTGCACCTTTGGAAAAAGAAGATGTTGCATTTATTGTGGATCGAATGGCACCGGGCATCCGTGTGTTTATTCAGATCGTTCCACAGGATGTGCATCTTGCAAATAACCAGTCGAAGGGAATGAGATGCGGTGACAATGGAATCTTCAAAGGTGTGCCGCTGACAGAGGAACAGAAAGCACTCTCTAAGATTGTAAGAGAAATCTACACATCTTATCCATATGATGGAAAGTACATTCTTGATGAAGCAAGACTGATCATCTGTCAGAGTAATGCAAAAACTACAGATTTGAAAAACACATATCCGAATGCAGAAATCAATCCGCTCGGTGATTGGACTGGCGGCACCCACGTAGATTCCGGTGCGACCAACAGAAAGCTTGGAAGTGACATGGCGGAATCTGTGACGGGCGGAGGTCTTCATGGCAAGGATCTGTCAAAGGCAGATGTGTCCGTCAATATCTACGCATTCCTAAAAGCACAGGAAACAGAAAAGCCTGTAGAAATCTGCTGTGCGATTGGAGACGATACGATTGATGGCAGACCGTATGCAGAGATTGTAGAAATTGCAAGAAACTATATTCAGTCCATCGGTGGCTTTGAAAAGTTTGCTGAGTGGGGATTATTTTAAGGAGGCAGCTATGAGTAAGACTACAACGGAAATGCAGCTTGTAGCTGTTTCAAAACTGATTCCTTATGTGAATAATGCAAGAACTCATTCTGCAGAACAGGTCATGAAGCTGAGATCCTCTCTTCGTGAGTTTGGTTTTATCAATCCTGTCATCATCGACAGAGAATATAATGTGATTGCCGGACACGGAAGAATCATGGCTGCAAAGGAAGAAGGCATCACAGAAGTTCCTTGCGTATTTGTAGATTATTTGACTGAGGCACAGAAGAAAGCCTATATCCTTGCTGACAACCGAATGGCAATGGATGCAGGATGGGATGAGGAACTTCTCCGTATTGAGATTGAATCCTTGAAGGATGTGGATTTCAATGTGGGACTGACCGGATTTTCCGAAGATGAGCTTGCAGAACTTTATGGAGAGGACAAGCAGTCAGGGGTGGAAGACGATGATTATGATTTGTCCGATGCACTGGAAAAGGCAGCCTTTGTAAGAAGGGGAGATATCTGGTCAGTCGGCAGACACAGACTGATGTGTGGTGATGCGACATCAAGTGAAGATGTAGCACAGCTGATGGATGGGAAGAAAGCAAATCTCATCATCACGGATCCGCCGTATAATGTTGCCTTTGAAAGTTCAGACGGACTTTCCATTAAAAATGACAAAATGGCAAATGATAAGTTCTATGAATTTCTGCTTTCTGCATTTAAGAATATGGCAGAGCATTTGGAAAAGGGCGGATCAGCGTATGTGTTCCATGCAGATACCGAAGGACTGAACTTCAGAAAAGCATTTATGGATGCAGGTTTTCACTTGTCCGGATGCTGTATCTGGGTGAAGAACTCCCTGGTGCTTGGCAGAAGTGATTATCAGTGGCAGCATGAGCCAGTGCTTTATGGTTTTCTTCAGAATGGAAAACATTACTGGAGCAAGAGTGCCGGCAGAAGTCAGACTACTATTTGGAACTTCGATAAGCCAAAGAAGAATAAGAATCATCCGACCTCAAAGCCGCTTGACCTTCTTGCATATCCGATTGGAAATTCCAGTCATGAGAATGCAATTGTCATTGATACCTTTGGTGGCAGCGGTTCAACCTTAATGACTTGTGAGAAGACAAATCGTATCTGTCATACGATGGAACTGGATGAGAAGTATGCATCGGTAATCCTTCGCAGATACGTGGAAGATACCGGAGATGCAGAGAATGTGTTTGTAATCAGAAACGGAGAAAAACTTGCTTACTCCGACCTTGTAAAAGAGGTGGAGGGAGCAGATGGAGAATAAAAAAGAAGAATGGATTCCTATTGAGGGGTATGAAGGTTATTACGAAATTAGTAATCTGGGAAGAGTGTATAGTATCAGACGGAATATGATCCTAAAAAATAAAATATCTCCAACAGGATATGCGAGAGTGAGTTTATCAGTAAATGGCGTTGCAAAGCACCATGCTGTTCACAGGCTTGTTGCAAATGCATTCATAAAGAATCCAGATAATAAACCGACAGTCAATCATATCAATGAAAACAAACTCGACAATAGAGTTGAAAATTTGGAATGGGCAACAAACGCAGAACAAAATGTTCACGGAACACGAATTGAGAGAGTTAAGGCTCATACAAATTATAGGGAAAGAAATATCGACTATAAGCAAGTTGCTGCAAAACATAATTATGAAGAATTGAATAAAAAGCAAATGAAACCCGTGCTTCAATACGATAAGCATGGGATTTTTATTGCTCAATTTCCGGGAGTCGCTTTTGCAGCAAGAACAGTAGGTATTAGTGCAGGCCATCTATGCAGTTGCTTGAAAGGAAGGAGGAAGACTTGTGGAGGATATCAATGGAAATATGCATAAACAGTTAACTCTCTGTTCCTTGTTTGATGGATCGGGCGGTTTTCCACTTGGTGCAATCATTGCTGGAATCAAACCTGTTAGCTGTTCAGAAATTGAACCGTTCCCAATTAGAGTTACGACAAAAAGACTGCCCTTTGTAGAGCATCTGGGAAATATTACAGATATTAATGGTGGAGAAATAGAGCCTGTCGATATCATAACCTTTGGCAGCCCTTGCCAGGATATGAGTATTGCAGGCAAGCGTGACGGACTTTCTGGCTCTCGTTCTTCCTTGTTTTATGAGGCGGTCAGAATCATAAAAGAAATGAGGTGTAAGACAAATGGACAAAAGCCAAGATTTATCGTCTGGGAAAATGTCCCCGGAGCATTCAGTTCCAACAAGGGAGAAGATTTCCGTGCCGTCCTCGAAGAGGTCTGCAAAATCAAAGACGAATCAGTGTCTGTGCCTAAACCTAACAAATGGAACAGCGCAGGGAAAATCATGGGAGATGATTACTCCGTTGCCTGGAGACAGTTTGATGCTCAATTTTGGGGAGTACCCCAGAGAAGAAAACGTATCTACCTTGTCGCAGATTTTGCAGGTTGGTGTGCCGGAAAAATACTATTTGAGTCAGAAGGCTTGTCTGGGTATTCTCCGAAGAGCATCCAGTCGTGGCAAGGTTCTGCCCCCGCTGCTGCAGAAAGCACTGGAGATGCAGGCATCGGCTTGATGTTTGAAAATCATGGACAAGACTGCCGGTATACGGGACCTCTTGATGTGTCGCAGACGGTTCTTTCTACTTATGGAACAGGCGGCAACAATCAGCCGTTTGTAGTGGAAACACCAAAAACACTGAAAATCCGAAGTGGCTGTGAGGGTGGTGGCAAAGGTCCTCTTATCCAGGAGAACAAATCTGCAACCCTTGGAACAAACAATGATCAGACATTGTTTCAGCCTGTTGCTTACGGCATCTGCTCCAAGGACAGCAATTCCATGAAATCTGCAAATCCGAACAGTGGATTTTATGAAGCTGATACAAGCAGAACCATTGATGGCAATGGGGGGAATCCCAGCTGCAACCAGGGTGGCATTGCAGTGATCGAAGGCAATGGCACTCGACCTTCTCATAAGGGTGATGGCTATAAGGAGTCGGATATCATGTACACTTTAAATGCAACGGAACAGCATGCCGTTGCCTTTGCTGATGTTCATGCAACGCTTTCTGCCAACGATGGACTAAAGGGACCGTCTTCTCAGATGATGGGAAATCCTCACGAGAATTTTGTGGCAGAACCTGCCTACGGTATTGGCAGACCCGCAATGAACCAAGGCTATAATGCGAAGTTCAGTTTTCAGATTGAAGAGGAAGTCGAACCAACCATTGTGGCAGCAGGGGCAAGTGGAGTAGCACATCCGGTGTACTGCACGAGCAAGGCATCCTATCACACGATTGCAGAAGAAAATATAGCAGGAACTCTGGTGGCATCGGATTATAAAGATCCTCCGACTGTCACTGCAGAACCAAGATACATTGTAAGAAGGCTTACTCCTACAGAATGTGCAAGACTGCAAGGTTTCCCAGATTGGTGGTGTGATGATCTTAATACAGAAAATCCTACCGATGAGGACATTTTATTATGGAGAGAAATCTTTCAGACCCATGCCGATGCAATGGGAAAGAAGACAAAGGCTAAGTCAGAGAACCAGATCAGAAAATGGCTGCAAAGTCCTCATTCAGACTCGGCAGAATATAAGATGTGGGGCAATGGTGTGGCACTTCCGAATGTCGTATTTGTCCTTTCAGGGATAGTGTACTATGCACAACAGTGAAAAGAATAAATCGGTGCTAATTTTCTACAGATTCGCTTGATAATATCAGCCTTTAGAGTGATATATGTAGTACCGAAAAACAAAGGAGGTACTCAGCATGAGAGTAGAATTTAACAGAACAGGCTCTGAAAGAAAAGCACTGGTTACAGCAATTTCAGAGATTCTTGGAACAAAGGCAAAATACATGGGAATGCCGACAACAGCTTATGACTTCGGTGGTCTTATTGTAGATAAGACAGGAGCCTTGGATTTTGAAGAGAACATTTTTCCAAAGGATATCAAAGAACTTTTGCAGAGCCTTGCAGACAGAGGTTTCACCGCCGAAAACAGCGAGGATTTCGAACAGGGCGAAGAAGTATCCGAACAGCCGGAAGAAACGCCACAGGGCGAAAACGTGGGGCTTACAGTGGAAATTCCGCTTGAGAAAGTAAAGGTTGGTAACCTTACGAACCTTCTGGAAGCTAAAGGCGAGCTGATCAAGAAAGCCTTGGGCGTGGATGACATTCGAATCGAAGTGGATGAGAAGAAAGTATCCTTCCCTTGGTTTTCCGAATTGCCGGATGCAGATGCCTGCAAAGCCTATCAGAATTTCATTGCTGCCCTTTGCAAAATGAGCAGAGAACAGAAACGCATCAATTCTACAGATAAGGAAGTAACCAATGAGAAATACGCATTCAGATGCTTCCTTCTAAGACTTGGATTTATCGGAGCAGAGTATAAAGCAGACAGAAAAATTTTGCTGAAGAACCTGAGTGGTTCATCTGCATTTAAGACTGGAGCAAAGAAGGAGGCTGAAGGCAATGAGATTTCCGAGTAAAGAAATTGTGGCAAGGGTACGCAAGCAGTACCCTGCCGGATGCAGAGTAGAGCTTACCCACATGGATGATATGCAGGCACCGCCGATTGGAACCAAGGGTACCGTCAAAGGAGTTGATGATACTGCATCTATTATGGTGGCATGGGATAATGGCAGCGGACTCAATGTGGTTTACGGAGAAGACAGCTGCAGAAAACTGGATTCCGTAAAAGTTACCTGTTACGGCACAACCGAAACTTGGGACAGCCGAAAGGATGCGATGGAGTTTTACCTTAGATGCATGGCAGGTTCAGAAGGAAGCGAACACCAGAGATACAGCAAGATTTACACTGAATTATCGATGGGAATGGATGCAGTTTCCGATGAAGAATAAGCTGTAAACTATACAGTTTTTGCAGCGTATATTTGTTACATTTATGCCCGTAATTAACTTGCTATATGTGTGCTTTAGAGTGATATATAGACTACCGAAAGGGAAAACAAACACACGGAGGGCACAGCCATGAATGAAAAAATAGCAAGACAGATTGCAGAAATGAAAAAGCAGACCATTGGGGTAGAGGTTGAGATGAACAGCATCAAAAGAGAAAAGGCTGCAAAGACTGCAGCCGCCTACTTTGGAACAGGCAGATACGAATATACAGCAAGCAGAAACGGATACGAAACCTGGTCTGCTTGGGATGAGCAGGGCAGAGAATGGAAATTCCAGAAGGATGTCAGCATTGCCGGATGCGACAGTGAGAAATGCGAATTGGTAACACCGATTCTTACCTACGATGACATTCCGATTTTGCAGGAACTCATCAGACAGCTTAGACACGCCGGAGCAAAGAGCGATGCAACAAGAGGATGCGGAGTTCACATTCACATCGGAGCGAAGGGGCATACACCACAGACCTTAAGAAACCTTGCAAACATTATGGCAAGCCACGAAAGCCTTCTTGCAGATGCCTTAAGCCTCGACAGAAACCGAATGAGAAGGTACTGCAGAACAGTTGACCCTAGATTCCTTGAAGAGGTCAACAAGAGAAAGCCAAAGACGATGGCAGCCCTTGCGGACATTTGGTACACAAGCCACGGAGCAAATTACGGCAGAAGTCAGCACTACAACGACAGCCGATACCACATGCTTAACTACCATGCAACCTTCACAAAAGGAACAGTCGAGTTCAGACTTTTCCAATTTGATGCACCTGCAAATGGAAAGCTGAACGGACTTCACGCAGGACAGCTTAAAAGCTACATTCAGCTTTGCCTTACACTCAGCCAGATGGCGAAGGAAGTCAGAACAGCGAGTCCAAAGCCACAGCAGAATGAAAATCCAAAATACGCAATGAGAACTTGGCTCCTTCGCCTCGGATTCATTGGTGAGGAATTTGCAACAGCAAGAGAAACTCTCACCAAGAGACTTGCAGGAGACACAGCATTCCGAAACGGAAGAGCTGCTTGAAGGAACCGCAGGAGACAGCCTCCTGCCACCTAGCCTAACCTCCGACCGCTCCGGCGGTCTTTAGGTGGTAGAAGGGTATCCCCTTCGGAAAGGATGGACACCATTATGGAAAAACGATACTACATTGCTTATGGGAGCAACCTAAACATCAGACAGATGAGGATGCGATGCCCAGGGGCAAGAATCATGGGAACTTCAGAGATTGAAGATTATGAACTGCTTTTCAAAGGCAGTCAGACCGGAGCGTACCTTACCATTGAAGAAAAGGAAGGCAGTAAGGTTCCGGTTGCTGTGTGGTCGGTCACAGAGGCTGACGAGGCAGCACTTGATCGCTATGAGGGATTTCCTGCCTTCTACTACAAGAAGGAACTGACACTGCCGATTAAGGGCATCAAATCAGGCAAGGTGCGAAAAAGAAAGTGCTTTGTTTATATCATGCACGAGGACAGAAAAATCGGAGTGCCAAGCCTGGCCTATGTGAGTACTTGCTTAGAAGGATACATCAGCTTTGGGTTCGATGAACATTACCTTGCAGAGGCACAAATTAAAGCAGAGGAGGAAGCGGGACATGAAAGACACAAATATCATTTCACTTGGTTTTAGGATATGCCCCAAGTGTGGGAGCAGATACCACGAGTCACCTGCTATTTCAAGAGCGGACAATCAAACCCTTATCTGCCCGGACTGTGGGACGAGAGAGGCTCTCGCCACAATGGGTGTGGATGAGAAGGAACAAGAAGAAATTCTGGCCACGATTCATAGGAGCAGACAGTCATAAAACACACAGTTTTCTGCCGTGATAATTGTTACATTTATGCCCGTAATTAACTTGATAATATGTGCTTTCAGAGTGATATATAGTGTACCGAAAGGGAAAAGAAAACACTTAGGAGGACATCAAAATGAAGGAAATCAGAACATTTGAAGCGGCAATAGAAAACAAGGTAAGAAACCTTAAGGAAGCAGGAATCAACCAGACACTTTTCTGGGCATACAGAACTTCCAAAGAGGAGTCAGGCAATGACCTTATTGATTTCAACGAGGTCATTTGGGATTACGACATCAAGGAGATTGCAGAAACCTTGAGAGCAGAAGGCATTACCGAATTTACCATCAGCTCCACATTTTCAAGCTTGATTGAAACACTTGCAGAATTTGAAAAGTATGGCATCAGCATGAACGGACTTACAACGGTCAATGCCAGATACACAGATTGGAAGACAGGAGAACATGCCAAGATTCCGGCAATCAGGATGATTGTAAAATAACCGCTTGGAGGGGCAGAGATGCTCCTCCTTCATGCTGTAAAGTACACAGTATTTCTTCATTATAATTGTCACATATATGCCCGTAATTAACTTGATAATATGTGCTTTTAGAGTGATATATAGTGTACCGAAAGGAAAAGAAAACAAGGAGGTACACAGACATGTGGAAAGAAGGAATCATCGGAATACCAACAAAGGACGGAGAATACAAGAAGGTCAAATACTGGGTCAAGCACTTTGATGAGCCCAGCGAAGATTACGGCATTAACGGCGGCAGAATTTCCAAACTCAGCCTTAAGATGGACGGTGAATGGATCGCTAACTACGACAGAGGATGGGACATAAAGCCGACCTGCATGGAAGCGGAAATGGCGCTTTGCATTCTCCTAAACGAACATAACTAAACAGAATCCTAAAACGGGATCGGGAACGGAAACTGAGAGGCTTCTGTATCTCGTATATATAAACTTTATTGATGTCACCAATGATGGTGGCTGTTTTTATTTACGGAGGTGATGCGGATTGCGAAAGCTGAAAAATTACAAGCCAACAAAATTTATGGCGAAGACTTCTCATTACAGCAAAGACATGGCGGATTTCGCAGTCAGCTTTATTGAGGAACTGTGTCATACCAAAGGAACATGGGTGGGAAAGAAGTTTGAACTGATTGACTGGCAGGAGCAGATCATAAGAGATTTGTTTGGTGTTTTGAAACCGAATGGGTATCGTCAGTTTAATACGGCATATATTGAGATTCCTAAGAAACAAGGGAAATCAGAACTTGCAGCTGCCGTAGCACTCTTACTTCTTTGTGGTGACGGAGAGGAACGTGCAGAGGTCTACGGATGTGCGGCAGATAGAAACCAAGCTAAAATCGTATTTGATGTGGCTGTGGATATGGTGAAGTTTTCTCCGGCACTGATGAAGAGAGTTAAAATCCTTGAATCACAAAAGAAGATTATTTTCAAACCGACCAACAGTTCCTATCAAGTGCTATCTGCCGATGTGGCCAATAAGCATGGTTTTAATACACACGGAGTTATCTTCGATGAGCTGCATACTCAGCCAAATCGAAAACTCTACGATGTAATGACGCAAGGTTCTGGTGATGCCAGAATGCAGCCGCTGTATTTTCTAATTACCACAGCCGGAAATGACACCAACTCCATCTGTTATGAAATCCATCAGAAGGCATTGGATATCGAGGCAGGAAGAAAGATTGATCCAACCTTTTATTCTGTAATTTATGGTGCTGATGAATCGGAAGATTGGACTGACCCTAGAGTCTGGCAGAAAGCGAATCCCTCACTTGGTATTACAGTCGGAATTGATAAAGTGCAAGCTGCTTGCGATTCTGCAAGACAGAACCCCGGAGAGGAGAACTCGTTCAGACAGCTGAGACTCAATCAGTGGGTTAAGCAGTCAGTACGATGGATGCCGATGGAAAAATGGGATGCGTGTGACTTTAATGTTGATGAAGATGAACTGGAAGGCCGTGTTTGCTATGGCGGTCTTGACCTTTCTTCGACAACGGATATTACAGCATTTGTTTTGGTATTTCCTCCGGCAGATGAGGAGGATAAATACAGCATACTTCCACACTTCTGGGTGCCGGAAGATACGCTTGACCTAAGAGTCAGACGAGATCATGTGCCGTATGATTTGTGGGAAAGAAAAGGGTATCTTCAGACTACGGCAGGCAATGTGGTTCATTACGGATACATTGAACAGTTTATAGAATCTCTGGGAGAACGATTCAACATTAAGGAAATCGCTTTTGACCGTTGGGGAGCTGTACAGATGGTGCAGAACCTGGAAGGCATGGGTTTTACTGTAGTTCCGTTTGGACAGGGATTCAAAGACATGTCTCCTCCAACGAAAGAACTGATGAAACTGGTTCTGGAAGGAAAAATTGCACACGGCGGTCACCCGGTTCTTCGCTGGAATATGGACAACATCTTTATACGAACAGATCCTGCCGGAAATATCAAAGCTGACAAGGAAAAGTCAACAGAAAAAATTGATGGTGCTATTGCAACAATCATGGCACTGGATCGAGCAATCAGATGTGGGAATGCCAATACGGAATCTGTATACGATAACCGAGGCATTCTTTTTATTTAGGAAGGAGCGTGATCAGATATGGGAATTTTAAGTGGATTATTTCGTTCAAGGGATAAGCCTTCCAACAGAACAAGCGGAAGCACCTATAGCTTTTTAATGGGATATTCTACATCCGGCAAGCGAGTGAATGAGCGTTCTGCCATGCAGATGACTGCAGTATACAGCTGTGTCCGTATTCTGTCTGAAGCTATCGCAAGCCTTCCATTAAATATCTATAGGTACAACGAAGACGGCGGAAAGGAAAAGGCACTGGAGCATCCATTATATAAACTGCTTCATGATGAGCCAAATCCTGAAATGACATCCTTTGTATTTCGGGAAACACTGATGACTCACCTTTTGCTGTGGGGCAATGCCTATGCACAGATTATTCGAAACGGCAAAGGAGAGGTCATTGCACTGTATCCGCTGATGCCGGATCGTATGAGTGTGGAGCGAGATGATAAAGGAACGCTGTATTACAAATACGCGAAAATCACGGAAGATGCGCCTACTATGGAAGGAACAACGGTGTATCTGGACGCATCGGATGTGCTGCATGTTCCGGGACTTGGATTTGACGGACTGGTTGGATATTCACCCATTGCTATGGCGAAAAATGCGATAGGACTTGCCATTGCAGCAGAAGAATATGGTTCAAAGTTCTATGCAAATGGTGCCGCACCTAGTGGCGTTCTGGAACATCCCGGAACATTAAAAGACCCTTCCAAAGTCAGAGATAGCTGGAATGCTGCATTCGGAGGAAGTGCCAACAGCCATAAGGTAGCAGTTCTGGAAGAAGGACTTAAATACACACCAATCTCAATCTCACCAAACGAAGCACAGTTTTTGGAGACCAGAAAATTTCAGATCAACGAAATCGCTCGAATTTTCAGAGTACCGCCTCATATGGTCGGTGACCTTGAAAAGTCAAGCTTTTCTAATATAGAGCAGCAGTCACTGGAGTTTGTGAAATATACGCTTGATCCTTGGGTAATAAGGTGGGAGCAGTCGCTGTTTCGAGCCTTGCTTTCCGAGGAAGAGAAAAACAGTTATTTTTTCAAACTGAATGTGGAAGGCCTGCTCCGTGGTGATTATGCAAGCCGAATGAACGGCTATGCAACAGCCAGACAGAATGGCTGGATGAGTGCAAATGATATCCGTCAGCTTGAGGATCTGGACAGAATTCCAGCTGAACTTGGCGGTGATTTGTACTTGGTAAACGGTAATATGCTGCCGCTTGAGAAAGCAGGCGCAGCTTATGCAAATACAGAAAAGAAGGAGGATACAGATTCTGATGAAGAAACCGAAGAAGTTCTGGAACTGGATAAACCAGGCAGAAACACACGATGAGAAAGAACGAGTGCTGGAACTGTACGGAACTATCGCAGAAGTATCTTGGTTTGATGATGATGTCACACCACAGATGTTCCGTGATGAACTTTTTGCAGGAAAGGGACCGGTGACCATATGGATTAACTCTCCGGGCGGTGACTGCATCGCGGCCAGTCAGATTTATTCCATGCTGATGGATTATCAGGGTGATGTGACAGTCAAAATCAATGGCATCGCTGCCAGTGCAGCATCCGTCATTGCAATGGCAGGAACAACTGTGCTTATGGCACCGACTGCTCTCATCATGATCCATAATCCCATGACGATGGCTTACGGAAATCATGAGGATATGGAAAAGGCAATCGATATGCTGGATGAAGTAAAGGAAAGTATTATCAATGCCTATGAGATCAAGACGAGCATGTCCAGGGCAAAACTGGCACATCTGATGGATTCTGAAACATGGATGAATGCAAACAAAGCAGTAGAGCTTGGTTTTGCAGATGACATTCTTGTGGATGAGAAACGAAGTACAGACAGTATTCCTGCATATTCATTTTCCGGCAAAGAAACAGAGACCAGACTTATGAATAAGCTGATGACTCATTACAAACCGGAAAATAAGCATAAGAATATGACGCCTGCAAAGGCGGCAGAGATTCCTGCAAAACAGGAAAAAGCAAATGGAACAGCAATTGACCAGCTTGATAAAAGACTGGATTTACTTAGACCTTAAGGAGGATTTTACAATGAGCAAGATTAATGAATTACGCACACAGCGTGCAAAGGCATGGGAGCAGACAAAGGCATTCTTGGACTCCCACAGAAATGACAAGGGAATTCTTTCTGCAGAGGATACGGGGACCTATGAAAGAATGGAACAGGAAATTGTTGATCTCGGAAGAGAAATCGACAGACAGGAAAGAATGGATGCAATGGAAAGAGAACTGAATGCTCCGACTGCGGCACCTCTTACTGCAAAGCCGGATAACAGTAAGAAAGACACAAAGGTCGGCAGAGCGTCTAATGCATACAAGGAGGCTTTCTGGAATCAGGTTCGTGCCAAGGATGGTGTAAGCTATGAGGTTAGAAATGCCCTCAGAGAAGGTGCAGATTCTGAAGGCGGCTATCTTGTGCCGGATGAATTTGAGAATACTCTTATTCAGGCATTGGAAGCAGACAATGTAATCCGTGAACATGCCCATGTATTCACTACTGCAAATGGAGTCCATAAGATTCCGGTGGTTGCAACTAAGGGTGTGGCAAACTGGATTGATGAGGGCGGGTCTTACGGTGACAGCGATGATGTATTTGGTCAGGAGCAGATTGATGCACATAAGGTCGGTACAATCGTAAAAGTATCTGAGGAGCTTCTTAACGATTCTGCATTTGACCTTGAAGCATACTTCAGAGATGAGTTTGCAAGACGAATCGGCAGTAAGGAAGAGGAAGCATTCCTTATCGGTGACGGTGTGAAGAAGCCGACCGGAATCCTTCATTCCACTGGCGGTGCAGATGTTGGTGTAACTGCAGCAAGTGCGACTGCCATTACAGCAGATGAAATCATTGACCTTTACTACAGCTTGAAGGCTCCGTACAGAAAGGATGCCATCTGGGTACTTAATGATTCCACTGTTCGTGAGATCAGAAAGCTGAAGGACAACAACGGTCAGTTCTTGTGGCAGCCGGGTCTTAGAGAGGGTGAGACTGATACACTTCTTGGAAAGAAGATTGTTACCAGTGCATATGCACCGGAAATCGCAGCAGGAGCAAAGACCATCCTCTTTGGCAATCTTTCTTACTACTGGATTGGTGACCGTCAGGGCATCACTTTCAAGAGACTGAATGAACGCTATGCGGATATGGGACAGGTTGGTTTCCTTGCATCCAAGAGAGTGGACGGCAAGCTTGTACTTCCGGAAGCAATCAAGGTTCTTCAGATGAAGGGAACAAAATCGGGTTCTTAATATAACGGCAGTGCTGTCCATTGATGGCACTGCCTAAATTTTAGACTAGAGGTGGTGAAAGATATGATTGTAGAACTTGCAGAGATGAAAGGTTATCTTCGTGTGGATTTTGATGACGATGACGAACTGATAAAGAATTTCATTGTTACGGGAGAAAATCTATGTGCAGATATTTCCAGACTCTCGGTCGGTGACCTCTCAGAAATTCCATCTTCCAAGATTGCTGTCATGTATGCTGTGGCTTACTTATATGAACACAGAGAGGATGCAGACCATCATGCGCTCACCATTTCTCTTCGTTCCTTATTGTTTGGCAGCAGAAGAGAGGTGTTCTGATGGATATTGCACTTATGAATATTCGCATCACTTTTCAAAGAAATGAAGTGGTTTCGGATAAAATCGGCAATCACAGGAATACCTGGTCAGACTTTTATTCCTGCTATGCCACAGTCAGTGGTGAGGGTGGCTCAGAAAAAGCTGTGGCGGGATTAGTAGTAGAGGATTCAGATATCTCTTTTACCGTCAGATATTGCAAAGCACTGCTTGATATGGATTCCACCAAATGCAGGATTCTTTTTGATGGTGCTGTCTATAACATCGTGTCGATTGACCACATGAATTTTAAGAAGAAATGTCTGAAGTTCAAATGTGAGAAAGAGAGGAAGAAGTAATGGCAACAAAGATTGATAATCTTGCAAAAGAGATTATGGATGGTCTTAAAGAATATGCTGACCTTGCTTCGGATGATGTAAAAAAGGCAGTTAGAAAAGCGGGTAATGAGGTTAGAAAAGAAATCTCAGCATCTGCACCTGCGGATACTGGAAAGTATGCCAAGTCGTGGAGTGTAAAAAAAACCAAGGAAACATCGAATTCCTTGGAAGTAACAGTACATTCCAGAAACAGATATCAGCTTGCACACCTTCTGGAGCATGGTCATGCCAAGCGAGGCGGCGGCAGAGTTGCTGCAAGACCTCATATCGCCCAGGCAGAGCAAGGTGCCGTGGAAACACTGGAATCTGAAATCAGCAGAGCACTGGGAGGTATGTGATGGAGATATTGTTAAAAATGTTAGAGGAGATAGGCATCCCGTTTGCTTATGATCATTTTGCAGAAGGAGAAAGTCCAAATCCTCCGTTTATCTGTTATCTGATTCCCGGCACGAATCACTTTTCTGCTGACGGAAGAGTCTATAAAAAGATAAATGAAATTCATATAGAGCTGTACACTGATTTCAAGGACTTGTCGGTGGAGCAGAAGGTAGAGGCTGTGCTTGATGAGCATGGCATTTTTTATGACCACACAGAAACGTGGATCGAAAGTGAAAAGATGTATGAAGTCCTGTATTCATTTGAAATGGAGGCTTAGATTATGGCGAATAAAGTAAAATATAACCTTAAAAACGTCCATGCAGCAAAGCTGAAGAGGACAGAGGATGGTGGGTACTCTTATGATACTCCAAGAGCAATCCCCGGTGCAGTAAGCATCAGTTTGGATGCAGAAGGTGATACTTCTCCGTTCTACGCTGATGGTATCGTGTATTTCCGTTCTGTATCTAACAACGGTTATAGCGGTGACTTGGAGATTGCCCTTATTCCGGAATGGTTCAGGACGGAGATCCTTAAGGAAGAACTTGATAAGAATGGTGTTCTTGTAGAAAATTCCAAGATTGCAGAGATGGAGAAGTTTGCTTTGTTATTTGAATTCGATGGTGATGTGAAATGCATCCGTCATGTCATGTATAACTGCACGGCATCTCGTCCGTCTATCGAATCTGAAACTAAGGAAGATACCATTGAACCTGGTACGGAGAAGTTGTCTCTGACAGCAGATCCTAGAGAAGATGGTCTTGTGAAGAGTAGAACGGGAGATACGACTACAGATGCAACCTACAGCGATTGGTACAAGGCAGTTTATGTTCCGGTAGCAAAGACTGCTTCTGCATCATCTGCTTCGACAGGAGGTAAATAATTATGCTGAAGAAAGTAATTAATGTTGGTGGCAAAGAGGTGGCATTTCGCTCCTCTGCTACAGTTCCGAGATTATATCGTGCAAAGTTCAAAAGAGATATTTTTAAGGACTTAGCAAAACTGGAAAGTTCCTATAAGGGCAGTAAGGAAGAGGGAGAAGAGTTCGCTATCGATGATTTGGAAATCTTCGAGAATGTTGCCTACATCATGGCATATCATGTGGACAACACCATCCCGGATAATATTGATGATTGGCTTGACCAGTTTGAGATGTTTTCTATCTATGAAGTACTGCCAGAGATTCTTGCACTTTGGGGTACTAACCTTATCACGGACATTGACTCTAAAAAAAACTTAAACGCAGTAGCAGGGAGATGACAACTCCCTTGTTTCTCTTGCGCTGCTTAGAAATCGGTATTTCCATCCGAGACTTGGATTATCTGACCATCGGAATGGTGATGGATATCTGGACGGAGAAGGGAAACGACTCTGTAAAATATGACAGCATTGCAACGCAGGAGGACTTTGATAAGTTCTGATGGCTCGGAGAAATCCGGGCTTTTATTATGCAAATTTTTAAGGAGGTAGACGCCAATGGCAAACAGAATCAAAGGTATCACTGTCGAAATTGGCGGTGATACTACCAAACTTCAGAATGCCCTAAAGGGTGTGAATGGTCAGATTAAGAATACCCAGTCTGCACTGAAGGATGTAGAGAAGCTATTAAAACTTGATCCGACTAATACCACACTTCTTGCTCAGAAACAGAAACTTCTGACACAGGCAATTGGAGAGACAAAGGAAAAACTCGCTACTCTTAAGATGGCAGCAGAACAGGCAAATGAACAGCTGCAGAAGGGTGAGATTTCACAGGAACAGTATGATGCCCTTCAGCGTGAGATTGCTGAGACAGAAGCAGAACTGAAAAAACTGGAGTCACAGGCATCTAAGACCAATCAAACACTGACAAAAATCGGAGAGGTTGGTTCCAAGGTAGAATCCTTTGGTAATGGTGTTACGAATGTAGGAAAGAAAGTATCCGTGGCATCTGCTGCAGTTACTGCAATGGGTGGTGCTGCTGTAAAGACGGCAGCTGACTTCGAAAGTTCCATGAGCCAAGTTCAGGCTACGATGGGAATTACGAAGGATTCCATGTCAACGCTCGATGGACAGTCTGTAAATACAATGGATGCACTGTCCGACCTTGCAAAAGAGATGGGTTCCAAGACTGCATTTTCTGCTAGTGAATGTGCCGAGGCTCTTAACTACCTTGCTCTTGCCGGATACGATACGCAGGAGATGGCAGATACACTGCCTACTGTACTTAACCTTGCGGCGGCAGGCGGTCTTGATCTGGCTTCGGCATCCGATATGGTTACCGATGCAATGTCTGCCCTTGGTATGGAAACAAAGGATGCAAATAAGATGGTCGACCAGATGGCCAAGACTGCATCAAGCACCAACACTTCTGTTGGACAGCTTGGTGAAGGCATTCTTACCATCGGTGCAACAGCAAAGACGGTCAAAGGCGGAACTGCCGAACTTAATACTGCTCTTGGTATCTTGGCGAATAATGGTATCAAGGGTGCTGAAGGCGGTACACATCTTCGTAACGTTATTCTTTCCTTGCAGAATCCGACAGACAAGGCAGCACAGCAGATGGATGCCTTGGGAGTTTCCGTATTTGATTCACAGGGAAACATGAGAAGTCTGAATGACATCTTGGGTGACCTTAATAAGAGCATGGACGGCATGACTGCTGAAGAAAAAGCAAATATCGTCAGCAAGATTTTTAATAAAACAGATCTTTCATCAGTAAATGCACTGCTTGCAAACACAGGTGATACCTGGACAGACTTGCAGACTGCCATTGAAAACAGTGGCGGGGCAGCACAGCAGATGGCGGACACTCAGCTGGATAACTTATCCGGTCAGCTGACTATTTTGAAATCAGCAGTAGAGGGATTTGCCATTTCCATTGGAGAGGCACTGATGCCGATGGTCAAAAACATCGTTGCTAAGATTCAGTCCTTCGTAGACTGGCTGAATAATCTTGATGAGGGAACAAGACAGGTCATCGTAAAGATTGGACTTTTCATTGCGGCATTAGGACCGTTCCTTGTGATACTTGGTACAGTAATATCCAAAGTCGGTGTGGCCATGCAGGCATTCAGCAAGCTGGGACTGAAACTGACAAGTCTCATGAGTAATGCCGGAGGAGTATCTGGCATCATGGGAAAAGTGGGGGCAGCCATTGGAGGTATTTCTGCTCCGGTAGTTGCAGTAGTCGCGGTTATAGCAGTACTTGTTGCTGCCTTTGTACATTTGTGGAAAACGAATGAAGATTTCAGAAACAGCATTATTGCCATCTGGGAGAGAATCAAATCTGTATTCAGTGGCTTTGCACAAGGCATTACAGACAGGCTGAACGCATTAGGATTTGATTTCCAGAATTTTAAGGAAGTTGTATCTGCCATTTGGAATGGACTTTGTAATTTCCTTGCACCTGTTTTTGAGGGCGTCTTCACACAGATTGCCAATATCCTCGAAGCAGTGCTTGGAGTAATCACAGGCATTCTTGATGTGTTCATCGGAATTTTCACAGGCAATTGGTCACAGGTATGGGAAGGTGTCAAAGGCATCTTCGGATCTGTTTGGGATTTCATTAAGAATACCTTTATCAACTATATGAATGTAATTCAGAACGTGGCAAATGTTGTTCTTGGATGGTTTGGTACTTCTTGGAATGGAGTGTGGACAGACATTAAGGATTTCTTCGTAAATCTGTGGACAGGAATTACAACCTTCTTCACAAATCTGTGGGAAGGCATCAAGAATACCGTTCAAACAGCAATCATGTTTATTGCAGCAATCCTTGAGGTGGCATTTGATATCATCACATTGCCGTTCCGTTTCATTTGGGAGAATTGCAAGGAAATCGTTATTGCAGTTTGGGATGCGATTAAGTCCAAGGTTACTACGGTTATCAATGCTGTAGCGACTGTGATTAAAACTGTGATGAATGCCATCAAGACGGTATTTACCACAGTATGGAATGCCATCAAAACAGTAGTCACTACGGTAGTCAATGCAATAAAAACCGTTATTACTACAGTATTCAATGCTATAAAAAATACGGCAACTACAGTGTGGAATGCAATAAAGACTGCAATCACGACACCAATCAATGCTGTGAAGAATACGGTGTCCACGGTATTTAATTCTGTAAAGAGTACCGTATCCTCGGTGTTCAACAGCATCAAGTCTACGGCAACCTCTGTATGGAACGGAATCAAGTCTGCAATCACGACACCGATTGAGGCAGCTAAGAATAAGGTCAAGGGAGTGGTGGACGCCATCAAGGGATTCTTCTCCGGCATGAAAATTTCTCTTCCTCATATCAAACTGCCGCATTTCAGTGTAACGGGTAAACTTTCAATTGCTCCTCCATCCGTACCACACCTATCCATCTCCTGGTATAAGGAAGGTGGTATCATGACCAAGCCGACGGCATTTGGCATGAATGGTTCTTCTCTTATGATGGGAGGAGAAGCAGGAGCAGAGGCAATCCTGCCGCTTTCAGGCTTTTACAAGCAGCTTGAGGCAATGATTGACTCTAGACTCAATATGACTTCTATGGAGAAGTACTTGGCCATTATTGCAGACAACAGTTCGAAGGGCATCTACCTCGATGATGGAACTCTTGTCGGACATTTACTTCCCGCAATTGATGATGGGCTTGGAAAAAATACGAAACTGACAAGGAGGCTTTCACTATGATACCGGATATTTATATTAACGATGTGTCCATGCTGAAAATGGGATGGATCAGAGAAAATGTTGAATTTCCCGTGCCGGAATCTCAGACAGAAACAGTCGTTGTTCCGGGAAGAAGTACTCCTATCAGATTCAGTGAGGCTCTTGGTATGATTTCGTTCAAACCGAGAGCCTTTACAATTACGTTGTCTATGCTTGGAACAAGGTCAGATTTTGAAGAAAAAGTAAAAATAATGTCAAACCAATATGCCGGAAGACTGTGCAAGGTAAGAAAAAGTGAGGAATCAAATCTTTATGCTGTTGGAACTCTGCAGGTGACACCTTCCTATGATCCGCTTACCGGAAAAGGGCAGCTTGTGATGGAATGTACGGATGGGGATTCCTATCGCTACCATGTGGATGAGACAGTGATTGTGCAGAATGGAAGTGGAACAGTCATTCTGAAAAATGATTATATGCCAGTAGTTCCGGCTGTTATTACAACGGCAGATACTACGCTTTCTTGGAAGGTAGGTTCTGATTCCTTTCATAAAACTTTGGATGCAGGCACTTGGGAGATTCCAGAACTTCAACTTGCTTATGGCAATAACTCTGTGAAAATTACAAGTGATGGAAACACTACCTTCCGATATAGGGAGGGATGCCTATGAGACAGTTTCGAGTATATGTGGATGGGAATGTATTCTATCATCCGAATCTTTCCAAACTTGCAATCACGGAGGCAAAGGTAAGTGAGGATGCAGAGAACATCGACAGCCTTACCTTATCTGCTCCGTACAATCATCCGTATATTGATTCCATCAAACCAATGGCATCGGTGATTGTCTGTAAAAAGGGAGAGGAGACAGTCTTTGAAGGAAGAGCACTGGACGATGGCAGTGATTTCTATAACACCCATACCTGGACATGTGAATCTGCTCTTTCGTATCTGAAGGACACCATGCAGCCGCCTTTTTCGTATAAGGGAACACTTCGGGGACTGCTAGAACAGTTTATCTCAGGTCATAATAAGGCAGTGGAAAAACAAAAGCAGTTCAAGGTGGGAAATATTACAGTGACGGACAACAACGATTATGTTGCTTACAGCAGTTCTGATTATTCCGTTACGATGGATGCCATTAAGAATAAACTCATCAATACTCACGGTGGATACCTTATGGTTCGATATGAGAGTGACGGCAAGTATCTCGATTATCTGGCTGACTTTAAAACAAAGTCCGTACAGAAGGTTGAGTATGGAAAGAACATCACAGATGTAAAAATTACAAGAGACCATACAGAACGAGTAACTGCCTTGATTCCTCTTGGTGCAAAGAAGAAAACTACCGATGAAGAGGGGAATGAAAAAGAATCTGATGAGAGGGTGGATATTACTTCCGTAAATGACGGCAAGAATTATATTTCCGATGATGCCGCTGTGAAAGAAATCGGTTGGATCTGGAAATCGGAAGTATGGGATGATGTGACTCTTCCGTACAATCTTTTGAGAAAAGCCAAGGAGCGTTTATCCGACCTTGTAAAGGGAGTCACCAGTATTCAGCTTACCATTGTGGATGAGTCGGATACCGGAGCAGATATTGGAGATATCAGGGCGAGGATGTATGTGGAGTGCATTTCCAAACCTCACGGTATCAACGGCACTTATCTTTGTGTCAGCAGAACCAGGGATTACTTAAATCCTGTAGGAAATACCATTACAATCGGTGCAAGTGGTGTGTCTATTTCTGCATCCACAGTAAAGCAGGATAAGAACATCTCTGCTTTGGAAGATGATCTTTACGGACAGACAAGGAAGATTGATGCAATCTCCGGAGAGGTGGACAGCATCAATTCACAGAAAATGTACCGAACAGAACTGGTTGTAGATGGGGTTAATATCTTTAAGAACAAAGGTGAGAAAAGCAGAATGCTTTGCAAGGTCTATTCTTGGGATAAGGATATCACAGACAGCCTTGATGCAGAATGCTTTATCTGGCACAGAAAGTCCTCTGATGAAGGGGCAGATGCCGAGTGGGATAAGAACCATATCGGCATGAAACAAATAACGATCACTACAGAGGACGTGTTAGACAATGCGTCCTTTTATTGTGAAATAAAATTTTAGGAGGAATTTCAATGGCTACAATTTTAACATCCAGCCAGCAGACATTCGTGGATATCACAGACCAAAGAAAACTGTCTGCATATATCACATCTAATCTTCCAAAGACACAGAGTGAAGATCCGAATGTACTGCCGCATACCTATGCACCAAGCTGGGCAAGCACGAACCTTGTATTAACTCCGGTTCTGTTTCTCGACCAGACAAATGTTTCTCCGACAGCAAGCGGTGTAACGATTTCATGGAAGAGAAAAGATGGAGTGGCATCTGAGACTGCGCTGACAAGCGGAGAAACTGTCAAAAACGGTGTTTTGACAGTAAATCAGAATAAGCTGTCAACATCCGCATCCGGCATGATTACCTACATCTGTTATATCAGTTACTACGATTCGGAAACCAAGAACACGATTAATATCTCTGCAGATATTACTTATACCTTGGTCAAGAACGCAGCAAATGCAAAACTGTGCACGGTAAACAGTGATACCTATGTTTTTAAGTATGACACCTCACAGGCTTTGGTGGGTACAGCACAGGCAACCCTTACGGCACAGGTGCAGGGAGTGACTGTCAGCAAGTGGCAGTATAAGAACAGCAGTGGTGCTTGGGCAGATTATCCGACAACTTCCGACAATACGAGCATTACAAGCGGAACTCTTGTAGTAAAGCCTGCTCATAATGTGTTCGTAAATAATGTGGCACAAATCAGAGTAACGACTTCTGAAAATGATGTATTTGATACACTTACGATTTCCAAAATCTATGATGGAGCAAAGGGAGATAAGGGAAGTCCCGGTTCTGCCGGAACTGGTGGTCTTTCCGTTGTGCTTGGAAATGAGAATCAGACGATTGCATGTACTTCAGCAGGAAAGACTTCTGCCGCAAGTACAATCACGATTCCGTTTACCGGATATGTGGGCATTACGCAGACTGCGTGTACTTGTGCTGTGGGAACACTTCCGACAGGAATTACAGTGAAAACCAATACAGCAGCTACAGCCAGTGCAGCAGGCAAGTTAGAACTCTCTGTTGCAGCATCTTCAGACCTTGGAAATGCATCGACACTGACGGGAAACATTACACTGACGTTTACGATTTCCGGAAAGACTGTCGCTAAGGTATTTACTTGGACGAAGTCGAAAGCAGGAAGTAATGGTACGTCCGCAGTTGTGTTCTCTGTCTATGCACCTAATGGAACCATCGTTCAGAACCAGTCCGGCAGTATTCAGCTTGCAACTTCTGCCTATAGCGGATCAACAGCAATCACAAATGCTGCTTATCAATGGGCTAAATATGTGAGTGGTGCATGGACAAACATCAGTGGTGCAGCATCTGCAACGCTTACGGTGTCCGGAGCAGATATCCTTAACATTCAGTCTTACCGATGCACCATGACCTATGGTGGCAAGTCCTATGTGGATGTCATTACGGTTGAGGATAAGTCAGACCCGTATGTATCTGAGATGCTTTCCATCGGAGGATATACTGTCAAGAATAACCTTGGTGGTTTGGTTCCGTACATCATTGTTCGTACCAATCAGAAGGAAGTAGATCCTCTGCTTGGAAATATCAGTGAAACATCACCATCTAATCCGACAAACGGAATGTTCTGGTACAAGGTGGATCATACGGCAAAGACAGTAACATTGATGAAATACAACGGTTCTGCCTGGGCAAATGCTACGGAAAAACAGAGTCTTACTTATACCTGGTACGCACAGGATAAGGACGGCAAGGAAGTGATCTTTTCAAAAACCGGAAAGGTCATTTATCTTTCTGCAGCAGATATCGACAGCCTTCTTACTTTGCAGTGTGACGTATCCAATTGATGGGAGGTGTAGGCTATGGCGTTACTTACTTCTTGTCAGAATACATTCGTAAGTGCCGTGGCTTACGAAGATGCTGTCGAGGATGTGGAATACCTAAAGGTTCAGATGCATGATGCATTTGCGGAAATTAGCAAAACATCCAGTGAGATTATCAGTACGGTGCATGATACCTATATTGAGAAGTCGGAACTGGAACAATTGCAGCAGGATTTCCAGTCAAGCATCACACAGAACAGCAGTGAGATCCGTATGGACTTCACGCAGATTGCTGATGAAATAAAAGACAATATCGCATATAACCAGGAACTCTTGGAGGAATATATCAGATTCCGGGGAGCACTCATTGAACTTGGAAAAGTGGGAAATGCATTCACGGCAGAACTTTCTAACAACGAACTTGCATTCAAGGAGAATGGTCAGAAGATTGCCTATATCTCCAATCAGAGTCTGGTTATTACAAATGCAGAAATCAGAAATAAGCTGTCCCTTGGTAATGAGACCAGGGGATGGTTTGATCTTATACCAAGAGCAAACGGGAACCTTTCTATCAAGTGGAGAGGACCGGCAACATAAAGGGGTGATGATATGGCTTCAAGCGGAAGCATTACAACAGGAGAAAAGGAAGGTCGTTCCGTCACATTAGCATGGTCGCTTTCCAGTCAGAATATAGAAAATAATACCTCAACGATTGCATGGACACTCAAAGGCTCCGGTTCCGGTACAAGCTGGGTTATGTCCGGTGGATTTAAGGCTGTCATCAATGGAAAGACAGTTTATTCGTCTTCTACAGATTCTCGTATTCAGTTGAGAAACGGAACCGTGGTTGCATCCGGCTCAACTACCATCACACATAATGCGGATGGTACAAAATCATTCAGCTTAAGCTGTGAGGCAGGTGTTTATTCTTATGCTGTCAGCGTATCAGCAAGTGGAACTCATACTTTAAATACGATACCAAGAGCATCGTCAGTATCTGCAACCAATGTGAATATGGGGAGTGCTGCAACCATTACGATCAGCAGGGCATCATCTTCCTTCACACATACGCTGACCTATAAGTTTGGCAACACAACCGGAACGATTGCAGCGAAGACCACATCTACTTCCGTATCGTGGACACCTGCTGCTTCACTGGCAAATCAGATACCGAGTACCACAAGCGGCAGCTGCACGATAACCTGTGATACCTATAGCGGATCTACAAAGATTGGCTCAAAGACTTGTACCTTGACACTTACTGTTCCGCCATCGGTAAAGCCAACGCTGACAAGCGTTACGGCATCAAGAATTGATGAGAGTGTTCCAAGTGCCTGGGGAATCTATGTGCAGACCAAGTCCAAAGTGAAACTGACCATCAATGGTGCAGCAGGCAGCAATGGCTCAACCATCAAGTCATACAGTATTAGTGGCGGCGGATATTCTGGAACAGCTTCAACACTTACCACAGGATTTCTGAATTTGTCAGGAACGATTACCTTCACGGCAACGGTTACAGATTCAAGGGGAAGAGTATCTGATGCAAAAATAGTATCCATATCAGTGGCAGCATATTCTGTTCCAAGCTTTTCAAGCTATCAGTCGCAGAGAGCTGTCAGTGATGGAACTGCAAATGATGATGGAACCTATGTCAGAGGACTTGTGGCATACAGCTTTGCATCCTGCAGCAGCAAAAACAGTGTGAGCAGAAAAACAGAATATCGAAAATCTGGTACGGCAGAATGGACAGATGCAGGAGTGTCCTTCTCAAGTGAAACCGCATTTACCTTTGGCGGAGGAAAAATTTCAACAGAAACATCTTATGAAATTCGCTATACCGTTACCGATGCCTTTTCTTCCATATCCATTGTTGATGTGGTATCTACAGCAGCTGTTGTTATGGACTTTAAGAGCGGAGGCAAAGGCGTAGCTGTCGGAAAGGTATCTGAAAAAGATAACTGCTTTGAAGTGTCTGAGAAGTGGGATGTGAGGGTATATGGAAAACTGCTGAAGGATTATATCAAACAGGCAATAGGTGCCATTTATCCGGTAGGCAGTATTTATATGAGTGTGAAGAACACCAATCCATCCACCTATTTTGGAGGGACATGGGTTGCCTGGGGAACAGGAAGAGTTCCTGTAGGTGTGAATGCCAATGACACAAACTTTGCCACAGTGGAAAAGACCGGAGGTGCATCTACGGTGACACTTATCACAGCACAGATGCCGTCACATTCCCATGCGAAAGGTACTCTTGCAACTGCTAGTGCAGGTGGCCATACCCACGATTTAAAGAATCAAAAAACATCGTGGGGTACAAGCGGAGGAAACAGAGTATTGATTGATGCGACTTCCGGCTACACGGCAGTTAGTAATAAGACAACAACCAGTGCAGGAGCACATACACATACAGTTTCCGGTTCAACAGCAGCTGCCGGAAGCGGCAGTGCTCACAACAACTTACAGCCATATATAACCTGTTATATGTGGAAACGAACAGCTTAATATTTATCGTTTGATGAGGCGATTGCTCAGATTTGAGCAGTCGCTTTTTCAATACAAATTTTTAGAAACGGAGGAATTATCTATGAAGGAATTTTGGAACATGATTCAGCTTGCTTTTGCGGGAGTCGGAGGATGGCTTGGCTACTTCTTAGGTGGCTGTGACGGTCTTATCTTGGCACTTCTTGCATTTGTGGTCATTGACTACATTACCGGAGTGATGTGTGCGATTGCAGATAAGAAGTTATCCAGTTCTGTCGGATTCAAGGGTATCTGCAGAAAGGTGCTGATTTTCCTGCTTGTAGGAATTGCAAACATTCTTGATGTGCACATCATCGGTACAGGCAGCGTCTTAAGAACAGCAGTTATCTTTTTCTACATTTCCAACGAAGGTGTATCTCTTCTTGAAAATGCAGGACATCTTGGACTTCCAATCCCAGTAAAAATCAAAGCGGTATTAGAACAGCTCCATGAGAGAGCAGAAAGTGAGGACAAATAATATGGCATATACAAACAGCAAAATGGTGGCATACACCAAACTTAGTCCGAATCATTCCGGACAGAGAACACATTCAATTGATAGAATTACACCCCACTGCGTAGTGGGACAGTGTACTGCGGAGGGACTTGGTGACTGGTTTGCCAAGTCCTCTACGCAGGCATCCAGCAACTATGGTATTGATAAAAATGGCCGTGTGGGTCTTTATGTAGAAGAGAAGAACCGTTCCTGGTGTTCTTCTTCCAATGCGAATGATCAGAGAGCCGTTACTATTGAGTGTGCCTCTGATACCAAGGAGCCGTATTGGATGAATGACAAGGTTTATCAGTCTCTTATCAAACTTTGCGCAGATATCTGTAAAAGAAATGGGAAAAAGAAACTCATTTGGTTTGGCGATAAGAATAAGACTCTTAACTACAGTCCGAAGTCTGATGAGATGGTTCTTACCGTTCACAGATGGTTTGCCAACAAGTCCTGTCCGGGCAACTGGCTGTATGCAAGGCTTGGTGATCTTGCATCAAAGGTTACTGCCCAGCTTGGAGGCAAGGCAGATACTCCCGTTACTGGAACTCAGGCATCTGTGTTTGCAAATCTTACAGAGGCACAGGCGGTGGCGAAGATTGGTGAATTATGTCGAAATGATATGAAGACGAGTGGAATCTTAGCATCGATTTCCGCTGCTCAGTTTATTTTGGAGAGTGGCTATGGCAAATCAGAGCTTGCACAGAAAGCAAATAACTGCTTTGGCATGAAGAAGTCCTTATCCGGCAATACTTGGACTGGCAGTACTTGGGATAGAAAGAGCATCTATACCAAGAAAACACAGGAGCAGAATAAGGATGGTTCCTATGAAACCATTACAGCAGATTTCAGAAAGTATCCTTCTGTAGAAAAATCGGTTGCAGATCATTCTGCGTATCTGCTTGGTGCAAAAAACGAAGACAAGCTTCGTTATGCAGGACTTAAGGGGTGTACCGATTACAAAAAGGCAGCACAGCTGATTAAGGATGGTGGTTATGCTACCAGTCTTACCTATGTGGAGAAACTCTGTTCCATCATCGAAAAATGGAATCTGACTCAGTATGACAAGCAGACTGCAGCTGCTCCGTCAGCAAAGTTCCCTGCAGTACCATTTTCTGTAAAGGTCATCATCGATGATCTGAATTACAGAAGTGAGCCTTCCATGAACGGTAAGGTAAATGGTCAGACAGGAAAAGGTACCTTTACTATTGTGGAAGTCCGTGATGGATGGGGCAGACTAAAAAGCGGTGCAGGATGGATTTATCTTGAGAACCCTTCCTACTGCATGATTGGAACTGTTGTCAAATCCGCTTCAACAGCTAAGACTTCGCCTGCAAAATCCGTGGATACTCTTGCAAGAGAGGTATTGCAGGGAAAATGGGGAAATGGTACTGACAGAAAGAACAGACTGACAGCCGCAGGATATAATTATTCTGCTGTACAGAAAAGGGTCAATGAACTTTTGAAATAACTGAATTACAAAGCATGGTATATGCCCGTTGGAGATTGATTTCTCTGACGGGCATTATTTTTTTTGTCTTTTGGGGTTCGATATGTTCTCGCATTTCGCTTATGGGTAGAGGGAATGGATAAGTGTTCTCTCGGAAATGGAGAATGATTATCTATGGAAGAAAATAAAACAGTTGAACTGACAGAAGGGAACACCTTTATTACAAAACCATCGGCATTGACCGATGAGGATATGCAGCATGAATATGATTATTACCAGGCACAGAAAATTCTTGCTGAAATGCAGAAACAGGGGCTTGTATCTGTGGATGAATTCAACAAAATCACAGCCTTAAACCGTGAAATATTCTGTCCGTATTTAGCCGAGATTATGCCGAATATGACTTGATAAATACTCGATAGTACGGGTTAATGTTACTACCTTGAAAGGAAGGTGAGTTGATGAAAAGGATAACAAAAATAGATGCCGCGATCACTGCTGAAGTGAAAAAGACAAGAGTGGCAGCATACTGCAGAGTATCTACAGCCAGTGATGAACAGCTGATAAGCCTTGATGCACAAAAGGCACATTATGAAAGCTATATCCGGTCGAATGACGATTGGGAGTACGCAGGCTTATATTATGACGAAGGAATAACTGGCACTAAGGCAGAAGTAAGAGATGGACTGCAGGCTCTGCTTAAGGACTGTGAAGATGGAAAGATTGACCTAATTATTACAAAATCCATCAGCCGTTTCTCAAGAAATACTACTGACTGCTTGGAGATGGTCAGAAAACTTGTGGAAATGGGAGTGTTCATATTTTTCGAGAAAGAGAATATCAACACAGGTTCCATGGAAAGTGAACTGATGCTTTCTATTCTCAGCAGTCTTGCCGAGAGCGAATCTGTATCAATTTCGGAAAACTCCAAGTGGAGTATCAGAAGACGATATCAGAACGGAACTTTTATTATTTCCTACCCGCCATATGGATACGCAAATATAGATGGCGAGATGAGGATCGTTCCGGAAGAAGCAGAGGTTGTGAAGAGAATATTTGCTGAATGCCTGGCAGGGACAGGAACCTACACCATAGCGAGAAATCTGAATGCGGATCATATCCCAACCAAAAAGAACGGCAAGTGGCATGGCGGAACAGTAAACGGAATTCTGACAAACGAAAAGTATACCGGCGATGTTTTATTCCAAAAGACCTATACGGATGACAGCTTCAATCGACACACAAACTATGGAGAAGTTGACCAGTTCTTTTGTGAAAATCATCATGAAGCCATTATCAGCCATGAGGATTTTGAAAGAGTTCAGGATGTGCTTGCTCAAAGAGCTGCAGAAAAAGGCAACGGCATCAATACGTCAAGGTATCAGAACCGTTATACATTTTCGGGAAAGATTATATGCGGTGAATGCGGTACGACCTTTAAGCGAAGAACTCATTACAAGCCGAGCGGAAATTATATTGCCTGGACATGCGGACTACATATTGAAAATAAGCATGCCTGCACCATGCTGTATGTTGAAGAATCGGCAATAAAAAGTGCCTTTACAACGATGATGAACAAGCTGGTGTTTGGCCATCAAAGGATGCTGAAGCCGATGCTTTCATCACTGAAAGGTACGGACGACAGGGAAAGACTGATACAAATTCAGAGAATCGAGCAGGCAATCGAAGACAGTGCCTTGAGAAAGCAGACACTGGTAAGCCTTGCATCGCAGGGGATTTTGGAGCCTGCCGTTTACACCGAAGAGTGTACGGAACTGGCGCTGCAGGAAGAACGGCTGTTGGCAGAGAAAAAGAATCTGATTTCTGATATTGGCGGAGACAGAGAGAAACTGCAGGAGCTGGAAAAGCTGATGCAGTTTACAGGAAAAGGACAGATGATGGAGCAGTTTGATGATGAGGCATTTAACAGTTTTGCCAAGAAAATAGTAATTGCAGACAGAGAGACAGCCGTTATTCATCTGAAATGCGGATTAAAACTGAAGGAAAGGCTGGTGAGATAAATGAGACATGTTCCATATGGTTATGACATCATAGATGGAAAGGCAGTCATCAATGAAGAAGCGGCTGAACAGGTCAGAACCTTTTTTCAGCATTATTTAAATGGAGTGTCACTTACCAAGGCGGCTGAACTTGTCGGGATGACGCTGTTTCATGGAAGTGCAGGCAGAATGCTTAGAAATAAGCACTACCTGGGTGATGATTATTATCCGCAGATTATTGATAAGGAAACCTTTGATAAGGCAGAGAAAATCAGACAAGAGAAAGCTGCAGGACTTGGAAGAATCAGAGAATTGAAGACAGCAGAAGAGAAAATGCCTGACAAGGTGTTTATCTTCAGACCTGCGGAAACAAAGTATTCTGATCCATTCAGACAGGCAGAATATGTGTATGGATTGATTGAGAGTGAGGTACAGACAGATGGCACAAACTAGAACCGTTACAATGATTCCTGCAAGAAGACGAGTAGGAAACACAGTGCGAGAAGAGGAAAGACCAAAGCTTAGAGTTGCCGCTTACTGCCGTGTTTCTACGGACAGTGACGAGCAGGCTACAAGCTATGAAACACAGGTGGAGCATTACACCAGTTATATTAAGAAGAATCCCGAATGGGAATTTGCGGGAATATTTTCTGATGACGGTATTAGTGGTACCTACACCAAGAAGCGTGACGGCTTCAATAAAATGATTGATGAGTGTATGGATGGAAAAATCGATATGATCATCACAAAGTCCATCAGCCGATTTGCAAGAAATACTCTGGACTGCCTTAAATTCATAAGACAGTTAAAGGAAAAGAACATTCCCGTATTCTTCGAAAAGGAAAATATCAATACGATGGATGCCAAGGGAGAAGTTCTGCTTACTATCATGGCTTCTTTGGCACAGCAGGAAAGTCAGAGCTTGTCGCAGAATGTTCGATTGGGACTGCAGTACCGATATCAGAACGGGCAGATGAGCATTAACCATAATCGATTCCTTGGTTTTACAAAAGATGAAGATGGGCATTTGATTGTAAAGCCGGATGAGGCGGAAGTGGTCAAAAGAATTTACAGGGAGTATCTGGACGGTGCAAGCCTTCAGCAGATAGCCTGTCTCTTATACACATCTGACGCTGCCGACGATCGCATAAGTGTAGA